TGGACGCCGAGCTGGTGGCGAACGTCGTCACGGCGGCCTATGCGCTTTTTATCGAGACGGGCGACGCCGATGCCTGGGACATCGCCGATAACATGATGCATCACGACAACGCTGAGACCGGCGTGGACCAGATCCGTTACGAGGAGATTATTCCGGGATCGGTGATGTACGGCGAAAAGGGGCAGAAACCCCACTCCCTCGGGAACACCCGGCCGGGCAACACGTTCCAGGTGTTTGTAAAAGAGATCAAGAAGGCCCTGGCCATGAGCCTGGACATGCCCTATGTGACGCTTTTCAAAGACGTGGAGGAAACCAACTACGCCGGGATGCGCTCGGCCATGCTCGACGCCTGGCGGGTTTTCAGCCACCGCAGGGCCTGGCTCGGCGATAGCTATTGCAATCCCGTGCGCACCATGCTCCTGGAGGAGGCCTGGCTGCGGGGTCACTTCGACGCGGCCGATTTTTACGACCGCATGCAATTCTACTGCACCTGCCGCTGGGTGGGCTCGCCCAAGGGGAATATCGAGCCGATAAAGGAGATCCAGGCCGACATCCTGGCCATCAAGAACAAGCTGAAGGCACGGGCCCAGAGCATCGGCGAGCAGTACGGCGGCGAGTGGCGGGCCACCTTTGACCAGCTCGAAGAGGAGGAGAGCGAGCTGGAGGCCCGCGGCCTGAGCGCGGATCTGGACGAGCAGGCGAGCGTAAAGGAGGAGAAAACCGATGAATCTGATTGACGTGGTGCAGGACAAGATCTGGGCCATTATTCCCGAAAAGCTGGACGCCATCCACCAGGTGCTCTGGAACCATGCCAACGGCGTGAAGATCGACATGGAGGCCCTGGAGGCCCAACTCGGAAAGCGCCTGGAGAACAGTTACGACGTGCGTCTCCTGGAGGGCGGCCTGGCCGTGCTGCCGATTTACGGCGTGCTGGCAAAGCGTATGAATCTTTTCATGCAGATCAGCGGCGGCACCTCGACCGAACTGGTCATGCGGGACTTTCAGCTCGCGCTCGATGATGACGATATCCGGGCCATCGTGCTCGACGTGGACAGCCCAGGCGGCACGGTGGACGGCACCGAGGCCCTGGGCGAACTGGTCTACTCGGCCCGCGGCGTGAAGCCGGTTGTGGCGTTCGCCAACGGCATGGCCGCTTCCGCGGCCTACTGGGTCGCATCGGCCGCCGATATCGTCATCACCGAAGAGACGGGCGAGGCGGGCAGCATCGGGGTGGTGCAGGTGCATTACGATTATTCCCGGGCGGACGAAAAGGCGGGCGTGAAGCCGACCCTGATCTATGCGGGCAAATACAAGACCGCCGGCAACGACGCCGAACCCCTGGGCCGCGAGGCCAGGGACTACCTCCAGGGGGGCGTTGACTATATGTACTCCATCTTTGTCGAGACCGTGGCCCGCAACCGCGGCGTGAGCGTGGAGCAGGTCCTGGAGGATATGGCGGATGGCCGCATCTTCATCGGCCGGCAGGCCCTGGAGGCGGGCCTGGCGGATGAGATCGGGAGTTTCGAGACGGCGCTGGAAACAGCCCTGGCCATGGCGGACCGGGGCGAGATCATATCACAGCAACCGGGGGCACAGGCCCCTGCCAAAAAGGAGGGCATCATGCTGAACAGCAAAAAGAAAACGGAGATCGCCCCCGTGACACTGGAAACGCTCCAGTCCGAACACGCGGACCTGGTGGAGCAGATTCGGGCCGAAGGGGCGGATGGCGTCAACACCGAGGAGATCGCGGAGACGGCAGCCGCGGCCGAGCGGGAGAGGGTGCTCGGCCTCGCGGGCGTGCAGCTCGGCGAAGAGACGGCCGGCAGATTGAGGGCCGTCGTGGAGTCGGGCGTCACCGTGGAGCAGTTTACGGCCGTGAGCGCATCGCAGCCTGAAGCTGCCGAGGAGGCAGGCCAGGGCAAAATGGGCAAAATGCTCGAAGCGATTCAGGACGCCGGTCCCGATAATCCGGGCCAGGGCGGCAGGGTAGCGGGCCCCGCGAATTTCGAGGACGCCTGGAAGGCCATTGAGAAGGACGAGCAGTGCGGCCGCCAGGAGGCGCTCAAGAGGGCGGTGGCGAGGTTCCCCGAACTGCACAAGGCCTATCTCGGAGAGCAGGAACCCGCGGGCAGCGCCTAATAGTTAACCGTTAATGGTTAGTGGTTATTGGTGAACCGATCAACAAGCAACCAATAACAAATAACCGACAACAACGTTCAGGAGGACATGAAAATGGGAAAGCAGAGCACGATGACGGACGGACCCAAGACCTTTCAGGCGGGCGAAGACCTTGAGGCCTACCGGAGAGTAAAGGTCGAAACCGGCACAACCACGTCCCCGCCCGAGGTCGTTTACGCGGATGCGGGCGAGGCATTCTGCGGCATTACTTTAGGCCCGGCCAAAGACGGCGATCCGGTGGTTGTGGCCATGTTCGCCAAGGAGGGCACCTTCCTGGCCGAGGCGGCCGACTCATTCGCGGTGACCGCCAGCCTCTACGGCGCGGCCGACGGCAAGGTGAGCGACAGCTCGAACGGCACGGCCTACCTCATGGCGCTCCAGGCGGCGGGCGCCGCCGGCGACATCGTCGAGGTGTGCGTGCACCCCTTCGCGGCTACGGCCGCGGGCTCCATCTCCATAGCGGATGCCGGCGGTTTCACCTCCACGGCCACGGTGGAGGCGGCGCTCCAGGAGATCTATCAGCACATCGCAAGCGCCCAGGCGATTATCAACCTGCCCCTCGGGGCCTGGACCGAGCAGGACGGCACGGCCCTTGCCGATTTCGCCGACGGGGACTCGACAACGCCCGGCTGGAGCGCAGGGGATGAGGGTTTCGGGATCAGGTGGAACAATCACGCCAACCCCGATCCCATATCAACGAGCGTGCCGTATCCTCCCGACCTGGATGCCTCGGCCGACGTGGTCCTCCACGTGCTGGCCGCCAAGGTGGGGGCCACCGTGGGCGATGCAGTGACCTGGCTCGTTGAGGCGTTCGAGAATATCGACGCGGCCCTTTACGATGCGGACACCGACTTCGGCGGGACCTCTTCCGCCATGACGGGAGATGCGGCTACCAAGACCTGCCAGGAGGAGACCCTGACCCTGGCCGCGGCCAATATCACCGGCTCGCCCGGGGTGCTTACCCTGACCCTGCAACCCACGGACGGGACACTGGGCACGGACGACGTGATCGTGCTGGGCGTGTGGCTTGAGTATACCAGGAAGATCCTGACCTCGTGATCGTTAATCGTTAATGGTTAATGGTTATTGGTGAATTGATCAACGAATAACCAATAGCAGATAACCGACAACAATTTTCAGGAGGAAAATCAAATGAGACCCACAAGCGACACCGCACTTCAGAGGCCCGACCTGGGCGCAGCCGTATGGGAGACCATGCAGAACGCCCCGGAGCTCGGCTTTATCGGGCTCCAGGTTATGCCGGTCTTCACGGTGGCCATGACGTCGGCCGAGTACCCGGTCATCCCCAAGGAGGCCCTTTTCAACCTGCTGGAAACCAAGCGGGGGCCCAAGGGCACTTATAACCGGGGCGAGGAGGAGTTCGAGAGCGGCTATTTCAAGACCGCGGAAAACGGCCTTGAGCGGCGCATAGACGACCGCTTCGCGGCCATTTACGGCTCCATGTTCAACTACGAGCTGGCGATAGCCAACATCCTGTTCAACAACATCCTGCGGGCTTGGGAGTACAGGATCGCGGCCAAGATCTTCAACGCCACCAACTTCACGGCCCACAACGCGGCCACGACCTGGGCGACCTACGCAAGCGCCGAACCCAAGGAGGACGTAGAAACCGGCAAGGCGAGCCTGCGTTCGAGCGGCATCATAGCCGACACGCTCATCCTGAACTGGACCGCGTTTCAGAACGCCAAGCTCAACGCGGACGTGCAGGAGAAGGTCTACCAGATCTTTCCGGACGCGGCCAAGACGGGCCAGATCACCATCGAGCACCTGCGCACCTATTTCGATATCGACAAGCTGCTCGTGGCCGGCGCCCTCTACAACACGGCGGCCCGCGGCCAGAATGCGTCGCTCTCCGACATCTGGGGCTCGCAGTACGGCATGCTCTGCAAGACCGCCGACGGCGACATCACCGAGCCCTCCATAGGCAGGACCTTCCTGTGGAACGAGGGGGCGTCCGAGACCATCCTCGTCGAGGAATACTACAGCGACGAGATCAGGAGCAGGGTGCTCCGCGTGCGCCACGACACGGATGAGGCGTTCCTGGCCTCCTATGACGAGGACAAGGCCGCCAAGAGCGAGATATCCAAGGCCTGCGGCTACCTGCTCGACTGCACGGCAGCGTCGTAAGGGCAAATAGGACACAGATCGTCGCGGATGCACACGGATAAAAGAAAAAAATAATCTGTGAAAATCCGCGTTGATCCGCGTCCCATCATGGGAGGTTGCTTATGAGCCTTAGAGACGACAGACAGAGCGTTGTCGATAAAACGCAGGCGGACGGCAGCCAGGTGATTACGCCGGCGGACCGCTCGGCCAGGTTCCACCAGCTCCAGCTTGAGGTCAGCGGCCCGCCCTCGGCGGGCACGCTGGCCGTTGGGCTGAAGACGCCCGGGGCCAACAAATACGTGGAGGTCGGCACCATCGACATGACCGACGGAGAGGATTACCTCCAGATCTTCGAAGGTTTCGCCGAGTCCATCAGGCTGGCGCCCGCGGGTTTCGATGCGGGCCTGACCTGGTCGGCCTATGTGTATTCCACCGACGGGGTGAGATGATGACCGACATCGACGACATACTGGACGGTGTCGCTGAAGACGTTTTCAGCGTGATGGGCGTTGACGCCACGTTCACGCCCGCGGCCGGGGATCCTGTCTCGTTGAAAGTGGTGGTGGAAAAGGGCGTCGAGTTGCAGCCCGAAGCCTTCGGGGCCCAGGTCACCGAGCTGGGCGTCACCGTCGAGTACCTGCTCGCCGACACGGGCCGCGAGGCGGACCGAAATGAAACCTTCACCGTGGGGGACGACACCTACACGGTGCAGGCGGCCCTTGAGAACGACGGGCGGTATGCAAAAGCCGTCGTGAAATAGTGCCTCACGCAAAGACGCCAAGACGCCAAGCGTCAAAAAAACAAAAACATTTAGCCGCAAAGAGGCGCAAAAGACGCAAATGGCTGATCCGGCACTCAGTCTTGATATAGACCGCATGAGCCTGCTCAACGCACAGACCGCTCTCAGGAAGATCCCGAAGGGCATCGAGCGGGTGACCGTGCGTGCCGTGAACAAGACCCTAACGGGCGTGCGGACCGACTCGGTCAGGGAGATCCAGAAGGTGATCACGCCCAAAGCCTCGGTGATCCGCAAGGAGATCAGCATTCAAAAAGCCACGGTTGCCAGGCCGAGCGGCCGGGTGGAGAGCCGGGGCAAACCCCTGGGCCTCGCGCACTACCGGGCACGGCAGACAAAAAAGGGCGTCACCGTGCAGGTCAAGAAGCAGAACCGCCGGAAGCTCGTCAAGGGCGCTTTCATGGCGACACCCAAGGGCGCTAAAAATGTTTTCTGGAGGTACTACCATACGGGCCGCCCGAAGCCTGTCAGGCAGGGATTCCCCTACGGCAGGCTGCCGGCCGAATACCGCCTGCCGGTCCAGCGGCTCACGGGCCCGGCCATACCCGATGTGATGGGGGATGCCAGGGTATTCAATGAGATCGAGAAAAAGGCGGGCCTTCGGCTCAAGACGAATTTCGACCATGAACTGAGCTATATGCTGCGCAAATTGTAAATGGTTAATTGTTATTGGTTAATAGTTAGAAAAAATAAAGTCGCAGCGACACAAATAACGAATAACCAATAACGAATAACCGCGAACGGAGCGAGCATGTCTTCCATTCGAGAACAGATCATAACCGCCATTGTTTCACGGCTTTCCATCGTCAGGCAGGCGAACGGGTTTGAGACGGACTGCGGGGAGCACGTTTTCCGGTGCCGCCGGCGCATCGACCCTGACAGCGAGCTTGACGCCATCGTGGTGTGGCCGAAGCCGGAGGCGGGCGAACGGGTCTACGGTACGGTCAAGAACGTGATGCCCGTGCAGGTGGAGGGGATCGCGGCATTCGGCGGCAACGACCCTTCCGAGGTTGCGGAGCAGGTCCTGGCCGATCTGATCGAGGCCCTGACGGGCGTTACCTGGACCCTGCCCTATACCGGCGGCGGAACCTATGAGGTGAGCGCGGGCGACACGGTGGAGGGGGCGGACTCCGGGGCCACGGCCCTGGTGCAGGCGGTGAGCGTATCAACCGGGGCGTGGGCCACGGGCGACGCGGCGGGCAACCTGACCCTGCGCCGGCTCTCGGGCACGTTCGAGGGCGAGAACCTCAACGTGGGAGCCGAGACCAACGTGGCCACCACCACGGGGACCGTAACGAGTCAGGACGCCGAGACGGTGGCGGCCGGGGGCCTGGCGAGCGACATCGAATATGCGGGCGGGGGCACGGAGGAGTACCCGGACGAGGGTGAGACGACGGTGGGGTGCCCGGCCCTTTTCAACGTGACGTATGAGATTGCGGCGGGAAATCCGTATGAGCAACCGGCATAATCTCACGCAAAGGCGCAAAGACGCAAAGAAAAGATTTTTCAGGGTTAAAAGAAAA